AGTTCTAGCAGATATTCCTACAACAGAACCTATTTCTTCTTGTGTACAGCCTATCTGACTAAGTTTTGCTATAACATCTTTATCTAATTCTTTTTTGGGTCGCCCTATAGATTGTGTTTTAATTTTGTCTTTTGCCTTTATTTTGTCGTTTTTCATAGTGTTATATTTCTATCTTTTTCATTTCTTTTATGCAACCAATAGGAAAGACATTTCTATCACTAAAAGATTCTTCATTCTCATCATAACTAGCAAATGTTTTAAGATGTTTTTTATCTTTAGAATAAACATATCCTGTAGTTGTCATCAAAGCTGGTTTCATATTATTAAATTCTTTTGTTCCAGCATGGCCAGAATCTCCAAGAATATCCCACCACTTAATCTGATAAAAGTAGTATTTCTTGTTAGATATTGAAATGTGTCTAAATTTTGACTTTTTTCTGACCATTAGTGTTTCTTAGAATTATCGCTTTCTACTATGGCCTTATAAAATTCAAGTTGCATCTTTAACCTTTTATTTTCAATAGAAAGAATAATCAATCTTTTTCTGACATATTTAAAAATTCTGAGTATTGATCTCATTGATAATCTTTTAAAGGCTCATCTTTCCATTTATGTTTAAGGTATTTTTTATTGTTTTTCAGCAAGATAGTATATTCTCCCCATTCCCCAATTCTTTTATACCCATTATTCACATTCTTATCTTTGCTAGACCTAGTATTTAGTATTTGTTTATTAGTATTGTTATTTAGTACTTGTTGCGATAGGTGGTTGAGAGGTGGTTGGTCAGTTTCAACATATTGATATTTGTCATAGTTTATAAGGTTAATAATGGTTACTTTTCGACTAGGGTGGTTAGAGGTGGGCTGTAGGTGGTGGGTTCTAGTGCTAATCATCTTTCTACGCACAAGACGTAGTATGTAAGTTCTCATTTCACTATAACTCATACCAAATCTTTTAGCAGTAATCCTCAGAGGCATTATCATTTCCCCTCTTTTGATAAATATTGGATTATCTAAAAACCTTAACGTCTTATCTTGGTGTGATGCAGAACTAATCATATATATCCAACAACTAGCTTGTAATAAGTTTTTAAATGTAGGGTCTTGGAATATTGATCTATAACAGATAAAATACCCAGATTTTTTAGATGCCATTTTTACTCTCTTTCTCAATCATTTCGATTAATTGTTTTTTTGTATATCTATTTAATAGAGTTTTAATTATATTTATGGTCTTTTTTTGTTTTTCATATTCTCTAGCTTTATTACTAGATACAACCTCAAAATGCTCATCTCTCATTTCAGCCATTGTTTTCTCCCTTGTTATAGTTAAAAAAATTATTTGCTTCTTCTAAATTCTCAATCTCCTTTAAAGTTTTTTGTAACATTTCGTGTTCTGTACCATACATAGCTTCAAACTCTTGCTTACAGTTGTGAATACTGAATTGTCCTTGATGATGTTCTCTGCAAAGAGGAATAGTTTGGTAGTGGCTTGATCTCATACCCATTCCCAAGCCTATAGGCCTTATGTGATGCACGTTAGCTGGTCTTTGACACACCAGACACCCTAAACTAGCAACCTTGCTTAAATGCTCTCTCTCGGCTTTTGTAGGTGTTTTTTTCAAAATAATAATCCTTGTGTTTCTGGTTTAAAATCCCAATTATAATTTTTGTTTTTACCTTTAGGATATGGTTCTTGATTTAGAAGTAAATCTTTTAATCTTTGTTTTTTTTCAACTTTATTACCTAAAAAATATATATATCGGTGTTTTCCTAATTGTTTTTCTGTTTTTATATTATATTTTTTAATAACTTCTTGTCTTGATATACCTTTTTGATAACCACTCAAAGTTCTTTCAGATAAATCTTTACCACCCATAATAAATTTAGATCGTTCTTTACTTAATCCAGTATAAATAAAATTAGTTGCTTGATAAACATAACCATTATGATTTTGATTAGAGTCTGCGTAAGATACAATAATTAATGGTTTTGGTAATAATTTTAATGAGTTTGAAACTAAAAAACTAGCTTCATTTTTTTCGTTAAATTGTAAAACTAATCTATTTAATTCTGTTACTTCTGATTTATATTTCTCCCCACAAATACATATACATAAATCTTTAGATGGTGGTTTTCCATAAGTTATAACACCTCTTAAAATATTATCTTTGTATAAACCAAAAGCATACATTATCATTGGTATTCTTTTTGCATAATGTATATTTTTTAACCAAGTTAAAGTTTCATCTCTTTTAATTGGCTTAACAGAATATCCAATCATTTAGATTGCCATACTATCGCTTGTTTTCCATATTTAGTTTTTCTTCTTGTACCAGAGTCCTCTACTAAATTCAAAACTTGTAGTTCTCGACATCTTGCAGTTACAGAACTTAAAGGCATATCTAACTCATCTGATATTTCATAATTAGTTAGTGCGTTAAGTTTTATAAGATCATAAACTTGTTCTCTTTTAGTTTTAATCTTAGGCTTTATTGTGGCTAGTGCTTCTTGGCTAGTTTTAGTGTAATTACAAGACTCGTAATCAGTATCAAATATATCTAACTGTTTCATCTTGACTCCCTTATTCTTTTTAATTCTTCATTCCAAATATCAACAAATTTTTTATAAGATTCTGGAATATCAGTTCTTTCTATTTTTTTATAAGATGACCAACACATTCTACCTCTTGATTGACCATAATCCCAAACACCAACTCCAATATGTTTTTGAAATACTTGCTCGTTTTTTTTGTTTATGATTGACTCTACACCTCTATGACAAAGTGGACATTTTATTTTATTCATCTCGTTTTCTCTCTTGTAGGTGCTGGGTCGGAGAGAGAGGCCAACCCAACACGAATGAATTTAAAAAAATTAAATCCAAGTTTAAGTATGATATGAAATATAAATACTTATATCCTTTCGGATAATTCTCTCTAACATATTTTTTATTTATAATCATATCTTTAATTGATTCGTTTTTTACATTATTAATTTGTTATTTCAACAAAATTCTAACAAAATTAGAAAAATAACTGAAAAAAGGTCAAATAAGCTAGGTTTTATGCCAAAAAAAACATTTGCAATATACAACCATTCTGGTACTTTATTTGTATGTTAAATAAATTAACTAACAACAAACAAGGAGAGAGCATAATGATAAATGTAAAAATAAATAACGAAGAAACTTTTTTTAACACCATAAAAGAAGTAAGACATTTTATCAGAGAAGATGTTTGGGATATGACAAGAGCAAGTGATAATCCTGATGCAACTGAAACTGCTAATAAAATTTGGAATTTAAATGTTGGAGAGTCTATTAATGTTTTAGATTTTAATATTAAAGTTATAAGTAGAGAGGAGAGAGCATAATGAAAAAAATAGCATACTACACTTTAGGTTTTACTTTTTCAGTATTAAGTTTAACTGCAATCATGTTAGGTTGCTTACACGTTTGGAGTATATAATGAATAAAAAAAAACAAATAAATATTTCATTAAGTTTAGATGAACTTTATGAACTTTTAACATCTGTAAATTATTATAGAGCAAAAAAAGGAGAGAAAATTGTTTATGGTCAAAGAAACGAATTGGGCAGAGAATATGCTGGATATAATTTAGATCGTAAATTAAATAATATAATTGTTAAAGAGGAGAATATATAATGAGAATACCAACTAACTCAAACTTTAGTAAAGAGATTGCTAAACAGTTTAAACAGATTTTCCACCGAGATATGACTCTTGGTGGAATACAAGATTTACAGGAAGAACTTAATTTAATTAATCCTGTAGATACTTATTTGCAAAAGCAAGTAAGTCAAATAAAGGACAAAGCAAATGGACAAGAAACTTCCAAAGTTGCAAATGCAGTACGACAAATTCATAATGCGAGAAAAGGATTTGTTAAAGAAACTGTTAGCAATAAAGGAAAAGAAAAAAGTTACAGCTTGGAAACTACATCAAATTAAATACCATCAAGTAACTTTATAACGAGAGAGGAAACAAGATATGAAAAAAATGATACTTACCCTAGCGATCTCTTGCACTCTATTATCTGCTTGTACCTATAGACCAATTATAGATACTGCTGGTAGATCAGGAACATTTAATGAAGATAAAGCTAAAGAAATAACTAACGATACTCAACATTGTCAAACAATAGCCAAAGAAAATTCTACTTTTGTAGTTAATATTTTATATTGGTCTATGAGTCCAACTTTAGATACAAAGTATGAGTCTATTATGAGAAAATGTTTAACAAAGAGAGGTCATAGTGTGCTTAATTAAAGAAAAACTTAAAACTAAAAAATATCAATATTTATATTTGAAATACAAATTAGAACAAAAACAAGAAAAAATGTATTGGTATAACGATCATTGTGGATTTGATACTGACGAAGAAGATAAAAGATTAGATCATCTTTGGTTTTGGTTAGAAAAAATTAACAAAAAATATAATTACATATAGGAGAAAACATGAACAAAAATAATACAGTAGAAGAAATAAATATTTCAATTCATAATCTATTAGAGGAATGGAATATTAGTAGAGAACACAACGATAAGATTGTTACCAAGATTATAGGGTTACAATTAAGAAAGATAAGATTGGTTAATAAGATGACCCAAACTAGAGTTGCTAAAGCAATTAGAGTTACGTTTCAACAGATTCAGAAATACGAAAAAGGACAGAATCTCTGTAATCCAATAAATCTATTAGCTTTGTCAGAATACTTTAATGTATCATTTGACTATTTTATTAAACCAATCCATAATAAAGAACTTACATTATTAACAAAAAGGAGAGAGAATGTATATCCGTTCAAGCAAGACTACAACATGGCAAGATAAACGTATTAAGGCCATGAATAGAGTAATAGGTAAAAATAAATATAAACACGAATATTATATAGAAGAATATAATAGAGTATGTGTTTCAAAAGCTAAAAACAAACAACAATATAAGGGAGAGAATAATGGCAATTCATAAGACAGAACATGGTCATACGATAGAGTTCAATGAAGAAAAGCACGTCTATATTCATAACAACGAATATGTAGTTGGAATGAGTACACTACTTGGTAAGTTAGCGAGTCCAATGTTAGAGAATTGGAAGATTAGCCAACAAGTAAATTCTATTAAAACTGAAATGGAACGAGAGGGTATTCCAATCGACCAGATACAGAAGATAGTTACTAATGCTAAAGCTAATGCAAAAAAGTCTGGAGATAATATTTTAAATATAGGCTCTATGGTTCATAAGTTTTGCGAGATGTGGCTTAAAGGAGAAAAATTTACTGACCC